CCACTCGACAGTACATTCAAGGTAGGTGAGACATGGGCATCAACGCATTGAGCGAGATACGTTCCTGCGTTTCTCCGCAGGGCACTCGTATCTACTTCTCCAAGGGGAAGTTTGATAACTGGTGTGTATATCTGAAGAAGAATGGAACCGCTCAAGCACCTCATGATAAGACTTACTTTCAAGCTTTGAAAGAACTGTCTGACAAGTATGGAGCCGATGTAATTTATAACAAATTTGTGGAGATATATGACAGAACATCAAACAAATGTTATGCCAACGTAGTACAGTACATCGAAGATTTATCTGCTGACCTAGACAAGGAGGATAGGGAATCTTTCTGGGATACACTGACCACTATATACTTTGCAATGGTTGCTGAAGAGAATAAAAAATTCACCAAGTTAGGAAAGAGAATCAAACGCTTAGGAGTTCACCAGATTCTTCAAGAGGATTTGGATATATCAAAGGCAGCACATTACAGTATGGGTATGAAGTGGAGACAAATACATGACGAATGTACTGAAAGGGGATTTTAATATGAATGTATGGTATAGAATATTTTTAAAACATCCGAAGTCTACAACTCATCCTCAAGGATATTGGACGCATGGTATGTTTAGTGTTGTTAATTCCATTAAATTAGTATGGTATGCATTACTTGGAATTGTTCATGGAGTAATACCATGTTTGTTTCCATTTAATACCTCGTCTGCGATTATCCGTTCCTTCGTCAAACTTGTACGGTCAGAAAGGCATAAGAAGGAATTGGAAAGATACGTTACAGAAGATGTGAAAAAGTTCTTGACATAGCTTTTTAAGTATGTCATAATTCACTTTCAATGATTAGAAATAAAAAGGAGACAATATGTCTGTAATTACTGGAACTGTTTACTGGAACAAGTGTATCGTACCAGACCGTTTTCAAGAGGGAGACCCTTTGAAATGGTCGATTGATATTGGTAATTTAGATACCACGGCTATGCAAATTCTTGAAACCGATAGAGTAGCTCACCGTGTGAAGAACAAAGTCGAAGGAACCAATACCAAAGGAGCTGACTCAGAGGATGTTCGTGGAAATTTTATTACTTTCACTCAACCTGTTGCTAAGAGAGATGGTACTCCTAATCGACCACCCCGGTTTGTGGATGCCGACAAGAATGAACTGCATCCTGACAGAAATGAGTGGTTAGGAAATGGTTCTAAAGTAAATGTTGTATATGAAGCCAGCGACAACAAGCTTGCTGCTGGTGGACGCACTGTATACCTGAAAACTATTCAGGTTGTTGAACAAAAACAGTATACACCCAGCTCATCTGCTGATGACGAGTTGGATGTAGTAGCCGGTGGTTTCGTTTCAGACGACGAAATCCCATTCCCCTCTAACTAGAGTGACTAGGGGGTTAGTTCTTAGCCGTACTAACCCCCGCCTTTCTTATGAAAAGTATATTCACTCTGATAGAGGATATCTATAAGTTATTTATTGATAAACCTCCAACAAAGAAACCAACTGAATCTGTCGAGAAGGCTGCTGCTCAGTTTGCAGAGAGAGTTAAGCAGCATGTCTTGGCTAGAATATATGAAGAAAGGAGTGAGAAAGACAGAAGAAATCTGCGCTTGTCACAGATAGGAAGGCCAGCCCGTCAGGTATTCTACGATGTCAAAGGTTACAAAGAAACGGTTGACCCTTCTGGTCCTACTCAGATTAAGTTTCTTTATGGTAACATTCTTGAAGAACTCTTAATCTTTCTAAGTGTGACGGCGGGGCATACAGTAGAAGATGAACAGAAGAAGGTTACTCTTAATGGTGTAGTAGGTCATAAAGACTGTCGTATTGATGGGGTGACTGTAGACATTAAGAGTGCTTCTTCTTATGCCTTTAAGAAATTCGAGAATGGTAGTCTCGCAAGTGATGACCCATTCGGTTACATTGGACAGCTATCCGCCTATGCTCAGGCAGAAGGAGATAAGGAAGCAGCCTTCTTCGCTATAGATAAACAACGAGGAACTCTGGCTTTATCCTTTCTTCATGACCTTGAGATGGAAGATGCATCCAACAAGATAGATAACCTAAGAACCTATCTTAACGATGACGAGCTTCCTCCTCGTTGCTATGCAGATGTACCGGAAGGTTCTTCTGGTAATAAGAAGCTTGCTATCGGTTGTGTCTTCTGTTCTTACAAGTTTGGTTGTTGGTCTGATGCCAATGGCGGGAGAGGTATTCGTACTTTTGATTATGCTAATGGTCCAAGATTTTTTACACAGGTAATGCGAGAACCGAATGTTCCTGAACTATGAAAACTCAAAGTGCAAAGAGCAAAGGAAGGAGGTTACAGCAATGGTTTAGGGATTTATTAATAACTTCTCTCAATATAAACGATGCTGATTTAGAAAGCAGAAGTATGGGAGCAGGTGGTGAGGATATCATGATGGCAAGAGCCGCTCGCCGCTTGTTCCCTTATTCTATTGAATGTAAGAACCAAGAGAAATTAAATATCTGGTCAGCATATGAACAGGCCGAAGCTAATGCTGGTAAATTTGAACCACTTGTCGTTATTAAAAAGAATAGGAGAAATCCCCTCGTGATTGTGGATGCAGAATACTTTGTCAACTTACACAAGACAAATGAATAAGCTAAGAAGAGATTTGTATAATTTATTGCAGGATTATCATTCAGTAGATTATCCTGAACGCTCCCTCTTTTTGGCTGTTATCTTTCAGGCACTTCTGGATGCAACTAAACCGGAAGTACACGATGAATCAAAGCAATCTATCTACCACAGAGACAGAGCGATTGGATGGTTTACTGCTTCCATAGGAGTGACGGCAGCAAACTTCTCAGAGATATGTGATATGGCTGACCTTGATTATAAACATGTAAGAAACTTTGCATATAAGGTTATTCATTCCAAAGAGAAAACTTTCATTCGTCATAGATTAAATAAACTTTTACACAGTGAGAGGATGTAATGGGAAAAAAGAAAGCTTCAGAAGAGCAGGTAGGAGGAGACCACTATAAGAACTGTAAGATACAACCTACAGAATATATCGTCGCTAACAACCTTAGTTGGTGTGAAGGTAATGCAGTTAAGTATATTACCAGACATCGAATAAAAGGTGAAGGACTACAAGATTTGTTAAAGGCACGTCACTACATTAACTTATGTATAGAGCTAGAATATGGGGGAGAAGATGTTTAAATCAGCCAGAAATCCACAGTTCAGGTCGAAGTTTTCCGAAGATATATTCTATAATAAATATTCTCATGAAGGAGCAGAGACCTTTCATGAACTGGCATGCACCTTGGTAGAGGATGTATGTCAAGACAAAATGACAAACGAAGAGAAGGTCGCACTGGCTGACCATGTCTCTAACTTGAGATTTATTCCTGGCGGTAGATATCTTTACTATGCAGGAAGGGAAAAGAAATTCTTTAACAATTGTTATCTGTTGAAAGCGGAAGAAGACACACGAGAAGACTGGGCTAACCTCAGTTGGAAATCAGAGAGCTGTCTGATGACTGGTGGTGGGATAGGAGTTGATTACTCTGTCTACCGTTCAGAGGGACAGACACTCAAAGGAACAGGAGGAATTGCTTCCGGTCCCATACCAAAGATGATGATGATAAACGAGATAGGCAGACGGGTGATGCAAGGTGGGTCCAGAAGGTCTGCTATCTATGCTTCTCTTAACTGGAAACACAATGATATCGACAAGTTCTTGGGCATTAAAAACTGGAAGGATATTCCTGTTGGAACTACAGGACAGAGTTTGTTTGATATTAAACAGGATGACTTTGATTTTCCTGCACCTCTGGACATGACAAACATCTCTGTTAACTACGATACAGAGTGGCTGTTGCATTATTGGCAGACAGGAGAAGTAGGAGACATCTTTCGTACTAACGTAAGACAAGCTCTCTCCACAGCCGAACCGGGCTTTTCTTTTAATTTCTTTGCTCAGGAAAATGAAACATTAAGGAACGCCTGTACGGAGGTTACCTCTGAAGATGATTCAGATGTATGTAATCTGGGAAGCCTAAACTTCGCTCGTATTGATGACCTCCATCAACTACGTGAGGTAGTAGACCTAGCTACCAAGTTTCTTATCTGTGGTACACTCAGAGCACAGCTTCCCTATGAGAAGATAGTAAAGGTACGTGCCAAGAACAGGCGACTGGGATTAGGACTGATGGGATTGCACGAGTGGTTGTTACAACGTGGTCATAAGTATCAGACTACTCCTGAACTTCATAGATGGTTAAAAGTTTATGAGGCCCAGTCAGACAAGACAGCAAAGGAATTTTCTGACTTCACTTCTATCTCACATCCTATAGCTGTACGAGCTGTAGCCCCTACAGGCACTATAGGAATACTGGGAGGTACTTCTACAGGTATTGAGCCTATCTTCGCAGTAGCTTACAAGCGCCGTTATATGAAGAACAAGAGATGGCATTATCAGTATGTGGTAGATAGCACAGCGCAGGAAATGATAGAGATATATGATACATCCCCTGACAATATTGAGTCTGCTTTAAATTTGGCTGGAGATTATGAACGCCGAATGAGTTTTCAGGCTAATGTTCAAGAGTATGTAGACATGTCTATTTCCAGTACTATCAATCTTCCATTATGGGGTACAGAAAATAACAATGAAGATGGTGTAGAAGCTTTTACTCAGACACTAGCTAAGTATGCTCATAG